AATGGAAACAGAAGGTCGTGACTGGGCAAACGAACAACATCGCAAAGACCCAAAGGCGGGTTGGAAAGCAAGAACAAGACTATACATTAATGTATTAGTAGACGATGGTAAAACAGAACCATATGTCGCAATTCTTTCTCAGGGAACCAGTGGAAAGACTATTACACCTACCCTTATCGAATACGCTGGAGAAATGGGAAGCATTACTAACTTAATGTGGAGAGTAAAGCGCAACGGCACAAAAACAGATACAAGCTATACAATTATTCCATTAGCTAAAGATGAAGCACCATTTGATTTCTCTGCTATTGAATTGTATGATCTTGAAAAAACTGCAGTTCGTCACGTACCATATGCTGAGCAAGAAGCTTTTTATATGGGAGACGGAACAAACTCAGATGAGTCTTCTGCTACATCTAGCAGCGTAGACTGGTAAGACAAAAGTAAAGGCGGAGAGTTAAGTGTCATTCACACATTTGCATGTTCATTCATACTATTCATTAATGGATGGCCTTAACTCCCCTGCCGAACTTGTTAAGGCGGCTAAGGATGCTGGACAAATAGCATTAGCCATTACAGACCATGGAACATTATCCTCACATCGTGAAATGCAGATTGCTTGCAAAGATCAAGGGATTAAACCAATACTTGGAGTAGAAGCGTATATATCTCCTACAGATAGATTTGATCGCTCCTCTAAAACAGATAAATCAATTCAGGCATACAACCATATTATCCTGCTTGCAAAAAATAAAAAGGGCCTAGAGAATATTAATACCCTTCAAGAACTTGCGTGGAACGAAGGCTTCTATCATAAACCACGTATTGACAGAGAGATTTTATTTCAATATAAGGAAGGCATAATTGTTTTATCTGGATGCCTTAACGGACTAATAACTAAGGCCATTGATAAAAAAGAATTTAGCGAAGCTAAAATGATGCTAAGCACATTTAAAAAAGAATTCGGTAATGATTTTTATGTAGAGGTTCAATCCCACAACCCTGAAGAAATTAATAATAAGCTCCTAGAGTTTGCAGATGAGCTTAAAATTAAAGCGGTGGCTACGGGAGATGCACATTTTGCTAAAGAAGAAGATCGTGTCCTAGAAGAAGCAATGCTTATTCTATCAACATCCCCTAAGTCAGATAAAGAAGCAGACTTTGAAATGTCTAGAAATATGAATAATATGCTGGATAGGTTCAATTATATGTATCCTGACAGGAAGATATCATTCCAAAACTATAATTTATTTATTCAGTCTCGTGAGGAATTACAGGCAGACTTTAATAAATCTAATATAGTTAGAACAGATATATATGATAACACCATGGAGATAGCCAACAAAGTCTCAGAATATGACTTCTACCAGGGTCTAGACCTTCTGCCAGTACCTAAGACCGATGCGGACGATAAACTGTCTCAAATGGCCTTTGAAGGCCTAGAAAGGCTACATCTGACATCTTCATGGCTAGGAAATGACCAATACGAGCAGAGATTAGTTGAAGAATTAGAAATAATTAAATCTAAGAGCTTTGCCTCATATTTCTTGGTTGTTGCGGATATGATTAACTGGGCTAAGACAAATAATATTATGGTTGGTCCTGGTCGTGGTTCTGCTGCGGGATCGTTGGTCTGCTATTCCCTAGGCATTACAGATGTAGACCCAATTGAATATGATCTTCTATTTTTCCGATTTATTAATCCAGAGCGTAATGACTTTCCAGATATTGACACGGACTTTGAAGACCGTCGTCGAAAAGAGGTCAAAGATTATTTAAAGAAAAAGTTTAAGCATGTTGCTTCTATTTCAACCTATACTTACTTTAAAGATAAGGGTGTTATCAGAGATGCTGCACGTGTATTTATGGTCCCGTTACAGGATGTAAATAGAGCACTAAAGTCTGTAGACACATTCGAGGATTACATTGATTCACCTAATACAAAAGAATTTAGAACAAAGTACCCAGAAGTTACTTGGCTTGCTGAAAGGCTAAGAGGAAAAATTAGAAGCGTTGGCGTCCATGCCGCAGGAGTTGTTGTAGCAAAGGATGACATAAGAAAGTTTGCACCAATTGAGTCTAGAGAAGACGCACAAGATAAGGTATCTGGAAGAATTCCAGTTGTTGCATACGATATGGATACGGTTGCAGATGTTGGTCTTATTAAACTAGATGCACTAGGACTTAAAACCCTATCTGTAATTTCAGATACATTAAAATCAATTAAAGATCGTACTGGAAAAGAAATTAATCTTTCAGGTCTTGAACTAAATGATAAAGAAGTTTATAAGGTTTTAAGCGAAGGGTATACAAAGGGAGTGTTTCAGGCCGAAGCAACTCCATATACTAATCTATTAATGAAAATGGGTGTTGATAAGTTTGAAGACTTGGCGGCATCTAATGCTTTAGTTAGACCAGGCGCAATGAATACAGTAGGAGCTTCCTATATTAATCGTAAACATGGTAAAGAAGCAGTTGAGTATACTCACTCTATCATGCAACCTTTTACTGAAAATACATATGGTGTTATTATATACCAGGAACAGGTTATGCAGGCTTGCGTACACCTAGGAGGAATGTCTTGGTCAGAGGCTGATAAGGTCCGCAAGATTATTGGAAAGAAGAAAGATGCAAAAGAATTCGACCAGTTCAAGGATCAATTTGTTAACGGGGCTTCAAAACACATTTCTAAGAAAAAGGCCGAGTCTCTTTGGCATAATTTTGAAGCTCATGCTGGTTACTCTTTTAATCGCTCCCATGCTGTTGCTTATTCTATGCTCAGCTATTATACAGCTTGGCTTAAAAAGTATTATCCGCTTGAGTTCATGTTTTCAATACTTAAAAATGAAAATGACAAAGACGCAAGAACCGAATATTTAATTGAAGCAAAAAGACTTGGGCTTAAAGTTTTATTGCCTCATATCAATGAGTCAGAAATGTACTTCTCATTACAAGGAGATGCAATTAGATTCGGACTTGCAGAAGTTAAATTTATATCAGATAGTATTGCAAATAAAATTATGGAGAAGAGGCCTTATGAGAACTATAAAGACTTTATTGAAAAAGCTTCGAAGAAAGGCAGTGGTATTAATAGTAGGGCTGTATCTGCTCTTAATGCTATTGGCGGTGCTGCTTTCGATGACAATCAACGTAGCGGTAAGGAAAAAGAAAGTTATTACGAATTCTTAGGAATACCTACTTTCAATTTAGATTTACCACCTAGAATTAAATCACAAGCCAGGCCTATATCAGAGTTTGATGACCTTGGATCATTCGTTATGTTTGGAATGGTTAAGTCTATTAAAAGAGGAACTGGTTGGGCTAGAGTTGAATTAGTAGATGAAACTGGATCCATTGGACTATTTCATAATGAACAAACACAAATAGAAACAAATCAAATGTATTTTATTCTAGTAGGAGATAATAGAATTGCTAGATATATTAAGGTAAGCGACATAGATCCAACTGGATCAGATCTATTTGTAGATTACCTATATAGAAAAGAATATGATATAAATGATGATGAGTATATGGTTCTTAATTTTACACCATATAAAACTAAAGCTGGTAAAACAATGGCTCATATTGTTATGAGTAATAAGAATAAAGAGCTTACCAGAGTAATTGTTTTCTCCACTATGTATCACAAGGCCTTGGCAAAAATGCGTGAGGGAATGAAATGTAATGTCGTTCTATCTAAACTAGATGATGGAACTCTGATGGTTAAGGAAATAAAATGATAGACGATATCGAAGGCTTGGTTACATCAATTAGTATAAACCAAGTTTTAGTTGCAATACTAGAAGAGCACGGAAAACTTACTGTTCCAACTTTAAAATTTTTAGATTCTAGTTCAGTAGAAAAAGAATTAGTAATTGATTATGATGAAACTATTCCATCATTTACATTTAGCTTAAGGGAAAAAAATGGAAACTAGTAAAGTTTTATACGACTATGGATTAGATGCGCTAGCAGCAGTATTGCATGAGACTGCAAAAGAGAAGGGATTTTGGGATGGAGAATATAGCCACGATAAAATTGGAAATAAGCTCGCCCTAGTTCACTCAGAAGTTACTGAGGTTTTAGAGGGAATCAGAAAGAATAAGGGTTCAGAACAAATAGTTGAAGAAATGGCTGATGTAATTATTAGATTACTAGATGTATATGCGGCTATGAGAAATGAAGAAGAAATAATGCATAGTTTAGATGAAGTTTTAGAAAATAAAATTAATATAAATAAAGAAAGACCAAGACTTCACGGGAACTTATTTTAATGGTATACTTTAGATATAGAAGAAAGAGTAACTAATGACACTGGTAATGGATGATATATTAGCAAAGCTAGATCCTAAAACAAGAGCAAGAGTGCAATCAGCACAACATATAAAAATTGATAAGCAAGAAACCCCAAGCATTGGTTTAAACACAGCGCTTAAGGGTGGACTTCCATACGGAAGACAAGTTCTTGTATGGGGAAATAAGTCTGCTGGTAAATCGTCTTTTTGTTTACAGATGATTGCCTTAGCACAAAAAGAAGGAAAGACATGTGCCTGGATTGATGCTGAAGCATCTTACGATCCAGCATGGGCCCAACAGTTAGGAGTAGATTCAGAAAAATTAATTTACTCTACAGCTAAAACAGTAAACGATATGGTTGATGTTGGAACAAAGCTTATGGACGCTGGAGTTGATTTAATTGTAGTTGATTCTATTTCTGCTTTACTACCAGCAATCTATTTTGAAAAAGATGGAAATGAAATGAAGGATTTGCAAGACACTAAGCAAATCGGCGCTGAAGCAAAGGATATGACCCACGCAGTCAAAATGTTAAACTATGCAAACAAAAACACACTACTTGTTCTCATCTCACAACAACGAAATCAGTTTGGATCTATGCATGCTTCGCACATCCCCACAGGTGGAATGGCAGTCAAGTTCTTTAGCACCACGGTCATCAAACTTTGGTCTTCTGAGGCTGAGGCTAATGCTATTAAAGCTGGCGTTAAAGTTGGCGACAAAATTATCGAACAAAGAGTCGGAAGACCAGTTAATTGGATTATTGATTACAGCAAAGTCTCACCCCCAAATTTATCGGGACAATACGACTTTTACTACCAAGGGGACTCTCTTGGTGTAGACAGAGTAGGAGAAACTTTAGATGTTGCAGAAATGTTCGGAGTCGTGGAAAAAGGTGGCGCTTGGTACACGGTTAATGGTGAAAGATTTCAGGGTAGAGCAAAGGCAGTGCAATATTTACGTGAGAATCCAAAAGTTGTAGAAAAATTAATTGAGGAAATTAATGCCAAATCTTAATGAATTTTTAAATGAAAGTAAAGAAGATATCAAGCACTATGAACTTGAGAACCTTCCTGGAGTTAGAGCCTGCTCAAAATGTGATGAAGATGTTAGTGGTGCAAAGTGGGACCCAATAGATTTAGTAATGTCATGGAGATGTTCCAAAGGACACGAAACAATATTTAAGGTTCAGTAATGTCAGAAAGATCCGAAGTAAAAAGAGATGGCGCTAAGGCTCAAAAAAATTCTGGGCGGGGGGATTATCAAAAAGGTGATGCTAAGTGGAAGCAATTTGTAGTAGATTATAAAGAAGCCTCTGCATCTTTTACGTTAAATAAACCAGTATGGTCTAAGATTTGTACTGATACTTTTAAAGTAAATAGAGATATGCATCCAGCACTAAAAATTATTATTGGTACGGAATCCAAGGTTCGACTTGGAATTATTGAGTGGGCAGTACTAGAAGAACTGATCCAGTTTTGGGAGGATAATCATGATTAAAGAAATTCTTATGACTACAGTTACAGGAATGGGAGTCGGAGTAGTGTTTGCTATATTTAAGCTTCCAGTTCCCGCACCACCAGTATTTGCAGGACTAATGGGAATATTTGGTTTATGGTTGGGGTATGGATTAGTTGGGAGATATTTATAATGTTACAATTTTTTTGGGGATTGCTAATAGGTTTTTCAATAGGATATCCAATGGGGTTATGGGCAATATGGTATACAAAAAAGGAAGTTAAAAAACATGTCGAACGATAAAGTTGAATCTAAAAATACATTAGAGTTAATTAATTCAATTACAGAATTTAATGACCTTCATGAGTTTATGCAAGACGAACACCTAGACAAGGCACTTGCAGTAGTGGTTAAACTACTAATGAATCCAGATGTTCCTTCAGCAAAAGCTCCACTTCTAATTATAGAGCTACAAGCAATGTCTACTAAGTTTGCAATGATGGCTTCTGTTTATTCAACCATTATGAAAGATAAGGCTGGATCAGTAAATAACAATAAAAAGAATATTTATTACTCAGCAAAGGAGTCCATAGACAAACTTGTAGATGCACTTAAGTATGTCGTTAGGTACAATTAATGATAGAAACATATGATATGACATGCTTTGAGTGTGGGGATGATCGTGAGTCTACTACATTTTACATGTATTATGAAATCGGTAGAGAGTATGAGCCTGGTTATTCTGGAGATGAAGACGTCAGCCTTGCCACTTTAAAAGATACAGACGATCTAGATATAAATTCTATATGTGAAGATTGTAAAGATGATTATATGGAGATCCTAAATGGCTAGAGAGATAGTAAAGAATCTTAAATTTAAAAAGCATACTGGAAAGCATTTTGATCCAGAGCTTTTTGCAAGTCTGTTGGATGAGTCATATCGTAATACAAAACGTGCTGATGGAGAGATGACTAAGAAATCATTTAGTCCAAGCTCACTTGGGTACGGACACGGAACATGCCCTAGATACTGGTATATGGCTTTTAGCGGTGCGATGTTTATTGATGACAATGATGCAGTAGCGGTTGCTAATATGGCACAAGGAACTCAAGCCCACGAGAGACTTCAAAAACTAATATCTACTATGCCACAGTTTAAAAACGAAGAAGAAGAAATTGTTAACGAGTATCCTCCAATTAGGGGCTTTATAGATTTAATTATGGAGTACGATAACGAAACTGTAATTGGTGAAATTAAAACGGCAAAGCAGGAAGTGTGGGATGCAAGACAATCTGAGATGAAGCCTACAGCAAACCATCTGCTACAACTACTTACCTACATGAAGCTTAAAAAAGCCAAAGAGGGATTCTTTCTTTATGAAAATAAAAATACTCAAGAGCTTATAGTTATTCCAGTTTCTATGAATGAAAAAAATACTGAAATTATTGAAGAAGCATTTTTATGGATGTGCGAAGTATGGGATAACTTCAAAGATGGGGACCTACCAATGAGGCCATCAGGATCAACAAAATCAAAAATGCCATGCACGTACTGTCCAATTAAAAAAGAATGCTATTCGGGACTTGTCGGTACAGTACAAATAGAATCATATAAGGTTCCTAAGCTATGATTTGTGGCAATAAAGAATGCGCTAAAGATTTTGAAGCCAAAACCCATAATCAAAAATATTGTTCAGATGAATGCTGCAGAATTGCAACTAACAGAAGAATTATGGAAAAGTATTATGAAAAAAAGGCCATTAGAAACGGTGCAGTAAGAAGTTGTAAAAAATGTAAAATTCAATTAAGCAGGTATAATCAAAAAGAAGTATGCTCAATCTGTGAAAAAAATATTGGATCAGCAAATAAAAAATCTTTATGGAGTATTTTAAATGAAATTGGGTGAGCTAATAAAGATTAAGGCCAATAGAGTATTGGGTATAGATGCCTCAACAAACTCTGTAGCTTTTTGCCTAATGGAAAATGATCAACCTCTCAAATGGGGTAAGATAGAGTTTGCAGGCTCAGACATATACGATAAAATATTAGACGCAAAGAATAAGGTTCATGGGATGCTTGATGAGTTAAAGTCTGACTATATAGTTGTAGAGGGAGCTGTTTTTGTTAAGTCTCCAGATGCAGTAATTAAATTATCTTATGTATACGGAGTCGTAATTGCAGAATTGATGTCTACTGGGGCAAAAGTTGTCACCATATCACCCACTTCTTGGCAGGCGTATATAGGAAATAAGAATCCAACAAAGGATGAAAAAGAAGGAATACGAGCAAAGAATCCAGGATATGCTGACTCCTGGTATAAAAATCAATTACGTAATATGAGAAAGCAAAGAACCGTAGAGTATTTTAATAACAAATATAATTTAACCCTGTCTGACTTTGACGTGGCTGACGCATTTGGCATAGCACATTATTCAAATCGGATACTTACTGAGCGATGAAATTATATCAAAGTAAAGACTGGCTTCATAGAAGATATGTCGTACAAAAGAAAACGGTTACAGAGATAGCCAAAGAGTGTAATGTTTCTGCTATGACTATACAGAGATACCTAGAGCAGTTTGGATTAATTAAAAAAAGATGAATATAGAGCCTAGAAATTTAACATCTGTTACTTTTTCAAAAGTATTAGATACTTTTTATATATACACTGGAGATATAACCGATAGGTATGTTCAGAAAAGCTGCATAGATCAGGGAGTTTGGGATAAAGAATTAACTGATTGGATGATTAAAAATATAAAGTCAGGCTGGGTATGCCTAGATATAGGCGGAAACATATTTTACTTTACAGAAGTAATGGCAAGACTTGTTGGTAGTAGTGGTAAGGTTATAGCCTTTGAGCCAATAAAAAGATTATGCGATTCATATAAATATGCTAGAACTTTAAATGACTATGATAATGTAGGCAGTATAGAAGTAATGCCGTTTGCCTTGTCGAACAAAGAAGATAATTTAATATTAAATATTTGGGAAGAAAATATTGGCGGATCTGGTATAGTTAACGAGCATCAAATAGGTAATCATGGTCAACATGGAAACTACTATACTGAAGAGATACAGGCAAAGAGATTAGACTCTGTTTATACTGGTAAGGTTGATTTTATGAAGATAGACGTAGAGGGCCATGAAAGATTTGTATTTGAAGGATTTTCACAAATGGCAAAGGATTGCCCACTCATTGTTGTTGAATTAGGCAGTGGACAGCCAGATGAATTTTTGGTAGAATTAAATAATAAATATGAAATGACATTCTTAAATGGGGAAGCGGCCTCGTTTGAAAAAATAAAAGAGCATGATGTTGTTAATGTTCTTTTAACAAGGAGATAATATGCTTAAACCAGTATATGAAGATGTAAAAAGCTTTAGTTGTCAGGATTTATATTTACGTTCAGTCGGAGCACCATCTGGAATGAAAATATGGGATGCCTGCCACGAAATTGCACACATGTTAGTTGAAAAAAATATTTCATATGGTAACTCAGCTCTTGAGCCTGCAAGAATATTTTCAACGGCGGATTCAACAGAGCAATTAAAGGTCAGAATTGATGATAAATTAAATAGAGTAAAGAATAACCAAGGCTTTGCTGGAGATAATGATATTGATGATCTAATTGGATACTTAATTCTCCTTAAAATAGCTAACCAAATATCAAAAACTAATTGACTTTTCAGTTGACTAGAACTATAATAGAGTAATATGGAAATAGAATTAGCTGATCATTTTGATCGCATGAATAAGGTAGTCTCAGAACTACTTAAGGGAAACAACCCAACCCAAATATCGACAATTACTGGACTACAACGTAAAGAAGTAGTTGAATTGATTGATGAGTGGAAGCACGTAGTTCATAACGACAACACGGCAAGGGAACGTGCTAAGGAAGCAATCACTGGCGCAGACCAACATTATGCAATGCTTATCAAAGAAGCTTGGAAAACAGTAGAGGATGCCGATCAGGCGGGACAACTAAATGTTAAGGCTACAGCATTAAAGCTAATCGCAGACATTGAAGGAAAAAGAATTGGAATGCTTCAGGAAGTTGGGCTATTAGACAATGCAGAAATTGCATCACAGGTAGCAGAGTCTGAAAGAAAACAAGAAGTATTAGTAAAAATTTTAAAAGAAGTAACAGCGCAATGTCCAAAATGTAAGATGGAAGTTGCAAAGAGATTATCTCAGATCACTGGAGTCGTTGAGTCTATTGTAATTGAGGACGCTAGTGGATCTTAATTTTAATGATTTAATTGACATTCTAGATGGCGAAGAGTTTGATGAAAGACCAGTAGACCTCGTAACCTTTGTTACAAGTCCAGACTATTTGGGCCTACCACCGCTATCGGAATTACAATATGAATTAATTGAAAAAAGTTCTCAGATATATAAGGAAGCAACATTAAAAAAATTATTCGGAGAAGATGAAGGATCTCTTAGGTTTAAACAAACTTGTAATGAAGTAATTGCACAACTGGGTAAAGGATCTGGAAAAGATTACTGCTCAACAATATCTGTTTCGTATATAGTATACCTTTTGCTATGCCTAAAGGATCCAGCAACATACTATGGTAAGCCTCCTGGAGACAGCATAGATATCTTGAACGTTGCTATAAATGCTCAACAGGCTAGCAATGTTTTCTTTAAAGGATTTAAAACAAGAATCGATAGATCACCTTGGTTTGTTGGGAAGTATGAAGCCAAAGCGTCGGAAGTTAAGTTTGATAAAAACATAACAGTTCACTCAGGTCACTCAGAAAGAGAGTCTTGGGAAGGATATAACGTTATTGTTGTAGTGCTAGATGAAATATCTGGATTTGCAATCGAGAATACAACAGGACATGATCAAGCTAAAACTGGAGAGGCAATTTATGACATGTATCGTGCATCAGTAGCTTCTCGTTTCCCAGACTTTGGCAAAGTAATTCTTTTGTCATTTCCTAGATTTAAAAATGATTACATTCAAACTCATTACGAATCAGTAATTGCAGAAAAAGAAACGGTTATTAGAAGTATATTAATGAAGATGGATGAAGACCTTCCAGACCATACTGAAGGTAATGAGATTACAGTAGAGTGGGAAGAAGACCATATTAAGTCTTATCTGTACCCCAAAACATATGCCATAAAAAGACCAACATGGGATATAAACCCTACTAAAAAGATAGAAGACTTCAAGGTAGATTTTTATAGAAACTCTCTAGATGCTCTTGGAAGATTTGCATGCATGCCCCCAGAAGCCGTTGATGCATTTTTTAAGTCTAGAGAAAAAATAGAAAAAGCTTTTTATAAAATGAATATTGCCGTAGATCAATTCGGAAGACTAGAAGAATGGTTTCAGCCAGAAAAAGATAAAGAATATTTTATTCACGTAGACCTTGCACAAAAGCATGACCACTGTGCAGTTGCAATGGCACATGTTAATCATTGGGTTAACGTAAAGGTTACAAATGATTACTCTCAACCAGCACCAATAGTTGAAGTCGACGCAGTTAGATTTTGGACTCCGACTGCAGACAAGTCGGTAGACTTTACAGAAGTTAAAGATTATATATTGTCATTAAAAACTCGTGGATTTAATATTAGAGTTTGTACATTTGATAGATGGAACTCACACGATATGATGCAGCAACTAAAACAATATGGAATCAATACAGAGTTGCTGTCTGTTGCTAAAAAACATTATGACGATATGGCAATGATAGTTGCAGAGGAAAGAGTTTCTGGACCAGCAATTAAATTGTTAATCGATGAATTACTACAGCTAAGAATTATGAGAGATAAAGTTGAT